GATATAAATAGAATACTTAAAGAACTATTTTCTTTCCTATAATTCTTTATAATTTTATTTAAATCATTTTCCTTCTTGAGGAAGGTTAGATTATACATAAATCTATTCCTTGTCCATTACTTCGCGGATAGCATCGTCATGCAAGACGCTATCTTGAACAGTAGGCTCTCCTGAGAACTGATGGCTCTCAGCAAGTTGAACTTTGCCATCTTCATCTTCAAGAACTGTAATGCCTGAAGCAGCAAGTTCTTCTTTATTTTCTTTAGCGTATTGCTGAACCAAGGAAGCAAGCTCCTTGTTCATAGCCTCTACACCTGTCAAGAAAATAGTCTTGATAAAATCATGGTCAGTTACATCATCAGGCTTACATACAGAAGCGAAGTTCTTAAATGCAATGGACTGATCCTTGTCTAGTTTAATTTGTAGTTTCATTCTATTTCTATTTCTCTCTTTTATTTTAATGTTCCACGAATCGAAATCAAATTTAATCTTATCGGGTAGTGTACTCATTTATCTATTATAGGCTGGAGGATTTATTATGGAAGACGAATTTGATATTTCTAAGCTGAAGAAGAAGAGGCGTGGCAACAGTAGAACTAAAGGAAATACGTTTGAGAGAAGTATATGTAAACTATTAAATGATAGATTCAAGACTACAGAGTTTTCAAGAAGCCCTGGATCAGGTGCTTTTGCTACAACACACTCTTTACCTGAACACTTAAAAATATACGGTGATTTAATTACTCCTGAAAACTTTAAATTCTGTATCGAATGTAAAAAAGGATACAATCATTTAAATTTGTATAGCTTATATAATTATAGCTCTGAGTTTTGGAAATTCATCGAGCAATGTGAAAAAGATTCTAAGAAATGTAAACGCATTCCTTTAGTTATATTTAAGCAGGATAGGCAGCCTACACTAGCCATTATACCTGATACTGTAGATGTACTAGATGATATAAAGTATATAGAAATACGCAACAGGAAACCCTACAGGATGTACTTATTTGAAGAGCTAATTAAATGTTGGGACTCTATGTGGTTTAAGTAAGAAGGTCTTCTAGTAATTGATGCTGACCCTTTAAGAATTTATATATTGTCTCAGAATCAAGGGGTTCAGGATCTTCTGCTGCTTTTCTTTGTTCTTCTTTAGCTCTTCTTCTATCAGCTTCGTATCCTGCTCTTTCTTTTAGGTCATCACTTTGGAAGCACTCTGCTGATTCAGCATTAATCTTCCCCATTATAGCAGCTACATTTGTTTTAGATCTTCTTTCCATATTTACAGTATACTTAACATCACAACCAGATTCAGTTTTAAAAGTAAATGTTGTAGTTTGACCGTCTTCTTTTTGACCTATTTCTAGTCTCTCCTCTTTTTGTGCGAGAGCAAGCTCTCTAACAAGATCATTTTGATTAAAAGCTATAGTATCTTCATCCTCCCCTTCTCTAATTACTACTTGAATTAATTCTCCCACATTCATACCAACTTGAACACCCATCCTAACTAACGTATCTTCAGCAGCTTGACCTGCCGCTATCTGAGCAGGAGTAGCCCCATCCTTTTTAGCATCAGCCCTATCAGCAGCTATCTTTGTCATTAAACGAACTCTTTTGGTAGCTTCTACTACTCTAGCTCTATTTTTTACTGCTTCAGGAGAGTCTCCCTCTATATTTCTTTCTTCCCACTCCCCGTTGCCGTCTTCACCTCCTGTAGGATCCCACTCATATAAAGTATCCCAAATAGGAGATTGTCCTTTTTTTATCGCTCCAGGAAGGGGTATATGTGCCTTAAAGTTAGCTCTTATACCTACAACAATTTCTGTTGGGGATATAGCACTTATCTTTCCTGAATCTACCCATGCTTGAAATCCTGTAGAGCCCGCATCAATTAATCCAGACTCGGCTATTCTTGCCTCAGCATACTCATGTAAAGCAGCTTCTCTAGCAGCATCAATAGGATGCACTTCTTTTAGTTTAACCTGATAGGCTTGCCCTTCTACCGCAGTTCCTGTTACGGACTCTCCTGCTAATATTTTAAGCATTCTATCATATAAAGTTTCTCCAACTTTAATCTTGTTCTTTTCAATAAGCTTTTGACCTAGACCAATTAGATGAACAGGATCTACAGGCTCCCCTGTTATTGGATCTGTTCTATCATCAGCAGGATTAAAACCTGCTGCTTTTAACGTAGCCATAACACTATTTCGCACATCCCCTTCTGTAGCCTGTGCAACTAATTGTGCAGGAGTTAGTGAAGTTACTAGAGGTAAAGTTTGTGTGCTATCTAAAGTTTGTGCAAACCTAACAGCAGTCTCTTTATCTCTACCATAAAAAAGATAATTATCTACCTTACCTCCCGTTGTTTGGGCTCTTCCCATACCAAGTGTAGACTGTGCTCCAGATAGGTTAATTAATGCTGCATTTTTTCTAGCCATTGTCCGAAGATAGTTTTTTAGCTCATCATTATTTTGAAGTAGCCCTAGATTTGCAATAGCAAATTCTATTGTAGGCAAGTCTCCCATTTCTATACCAGCATCAGGATCAGTACTCTGGGCAAGGTGGCTTAACTCTGCAACTTGAGTACCCACAACCTCTTGAAGACTCTCAATTGCCTGGCTCTGTGCGGCAGCTTGAAGTTGGGGGTCATCTCCTGCACCTTCTAGTAAAGCTCTAACACTAATTAACCAACCTAGAAAAGCTTCGTTGAACACCCCTTTAACTTCATTATAAGATGCTGTTCCTTCTGGTTTTACTTCTTTTAGGTCTCCACAATTAGCTTGTATTTTCTGAATCATTGCTCGTTGTAAAGGACCTTTAGTAACAGCAATTCCTCTAGAAGGTGTTGCATCCTGCCATTGTTCAAGCTCTTCTTCCTGCTCTGCTCCTCCTCCGAATAACATCTGAGGTTCTGGTCCAACATCATCTTCACCAAAAATAATACATTTGTCTTTAGCAGAGGTAGGACGAATTTTTCTTCTAGCTAGTACACAATCATCTTCAGTCCAATCTTGAGGATTTTTACCCAGAAGTTTAACCATAAACTCATTTGATTTAGCTACTTCTGCTAAAAGCTCCGTATCAATATTTCCAGGTTCCATCTTTCCATTTTCATTAATCTGAATAGTTATACCATTTACAAGTTTATACTCTAAACTTCTATTAGTTGTTCCTCCTATATATCGACCAGCAGGCCACCCCCTTTGACCACATATATTATATTTTTCTCCTCCTTCAACGGTCCATTCCTGTCCACCAAATATATTTTGATCACAAAGTTCTTGAAGCTTTTCTGATGTAGCTGTTAAAGTTGCTTTAAGTTCCTCTGCGTCCGCATCCCCTTTAGGGAATCTAGCTTCATCTTGATCCATTATAGAGCCAGGAGTATCAAGAGCAGCTTGTCTATCAGCTTCAGCTTGTTCGGATGTCTGCGCTTCTCCTTCCACAGACTGTTGATCAAAAAAATTAATTAATTTTGTAGCGTTTTTAGGATCAACCTGAAGTAATTCTTCCCAACTACCAGCCTCTTTAGTATATCCAGTTCCTAATGGTCCTCCCGTTACAATAGTTTTACCTATGCCTCCTTCTTTAGGAGGGGCTTTTTGGTAAGCATAAGGTTGCTTGCTTTGGATAGCTATATCAAATTTAGCAGGATCTCTCTGAGGATCAGCCGCATCGAAAAAAGCTTTAGCTGCTGTAGGATCCCCTCTACCCTCTACTTCTTCCTGCTCATTAAGATACTCTAACTTAAAGGTTCTCTTTTTAAGTTTACTATAGCTATCTAGAAGTTCCTTGAAATAATCCATAATTTATGATAGTCCTAACAAAACCAGAGCCCAGCCTAAATACAACTTTAGACTAGGCTCTGTATTGAGTGTATAGTTTGTGCTATTAGGGGTTAATATAATCATACTGTTGCATGAAATCATATTTAAATGTTACATCAATAGTATGGAAATCATTAGTCCCATAATTAAATTCAGCAGCAGACCATTTGGTAGGCCAAACTCCGTAAAGTTCAACAGTTGAATGAGGGTTTAAAACATTATCAAGTTGAATAATTTCTACCCTTTCAGATTTAAATGTATTTCCTGCTCCCCCACCAGGTTGAGAATTTTTAGTTATCTCTCCTGTGATAGGATCATAAGTTGATTTAAAGTATCTCCAAAGATCGCTAGCAGTCTCTCTAAGATAAAGGTTATCAAAGGTTACTACGAGATCCCCAGGAGTTACCTTGCCTGGATAAAATACTTTATCATTAACACGATCAACTGCAATAGCTTCTGAAGACATTTCAATACCAGTAACCTTTTTAGCTGCTAAAGTAAAATCTTGAGAGTTTGTTACATCTGATGGGACTCCAGTAAATCTAATTTCAAATTGATAAGCCCTTACTGAATCAAGATCAGTTGAAATTGTGGGCAGCCCCTTGCCAGGAGTAAACTCTCTCCCGTATTTTTCCTTGTAATAAGAATCAGCCATTTATTTTCTCCTTTATAAGTTTCCTAATTGTGCGGACTGGTTAGTTAGGTTAACTTCGAAGATTAGAATCTCCGCAGTCTTCGTTGGTTTGACAAGAACTTTAGTCCACATTTCGTTTCTATCAATTCTCACAGGAGTATTTACTGTCTTGTCACAAACAACGCGGAATTCTGTGATGCCACGCCTTCTTCTGATATCGTCAAGGAAAGGATTAAGTACTCCTTCAATCTGCTCCCAAGTAAACTCATCATTAGGTTCGAAGACAAACCTTCTTGTAGCAGCTAAGATAACCTTTCTAATGTAGATCATTAGTCTACGAACATTAATTCTATCTAGTGCTGTAGGACTACGTTGAGTTGTCCTTTGCCCGAAGATTGTGATACCTTGTTGTGGGAAGGAAACGATAGGATTAATAACGTTTCCACCACTATAGAGGCTATCACGATCACCTTGGTTTAGTTTAACTTCAGTGTCTACTGGCTTGGTTAGTCTACCTCTTTGGTATCCAGCAGGAGCGAACCAGCTATCAGCTACATTATCAGTGTAAGCCATCTGTCTTGCAGCAAAGATAGTAGGATCATACCATCTGTCCTTAGAATCAAAGACGCTAAAGACTTTCAGATGTGGGAAGTAGGTAGCTGCATAAGAGCTATTAAGAGCAGCCGTTCTAGACCCAGCAGTACTAGCAGATTTACCATTTGTCCAGTCAATAGCATCTTGTACTGTTCCAATTCCGTAAGGAGGAGCAACAAGAGCTAAGAAGTTTTGAGTACTCTCAGCCATAGTAACAAGGTTATTCTGAACACTTTGGTTATAGATTCCAGGGATTAAAGCAATCCCAACGTTTATCGCATCCTCGGCTAAGACTTGCATACCTGTCTTAGGTTCAGTAGTTGCGTCCCCAATAAGTGCTGTAACATTTGCAGCATCATCCCCTGTTCCGTTATCACCTCCTGCAAGGTTATTGGTTCCTTCAACTAATTTTACAAATCTTGGATCGGCTCCTGTAAGCGGAGTAGTTGTTTTTGCATAAAATGGTGTAGAAGTAGTGCCTGGTGTAATATTTGGATCTTGATATTGAGTAGTAGCTCCACAACAACCCGCTCCTGCATTTCCTACGGTAAATCCAACCAAGTTATTTAAAACATCTGTCCACTGATTAAGTGCCGTTGCTGCAATATCCAGAGAGTCTGAATAAAGATTACCTTTAATGATATCTGATGTAAGGTCAGTCTCACCAGTATTAATTTGATCTTCTAAGAATACTCCAGATCCTACAAGACTAGCTTTAAAGCTTTCTGATACAACTCCTGCATCATTAATATCTACAAAGAAGTTTTGACCTCCTGCTGTTCTTACAGTTACTGAATTTCCACTAGTATCTCCACCAGTAGTAGTTCCTGCATTGTAGCCAGCCCCTGGATAAATTGTTTCTACCAGATACTGTAGTGAACTTGTACTAGTTGCTGTAGGAAGAATGGTAGAACCGTAAGCACTAACAGAGGATGCAAACATAAATTGATTTTCCACTCCTCCAGGTCTAAGATCAATCCCATAACCAGCCCCAGGAACTAAACCACTTACTTGTGCTAAAGCAGAAGTACCTAATACATCAGTCATTGCTACTCCACTATAGGACTGAACAACCATATAAGCACCAGAGCCTGCATAGGCACCTACAAGAGCACCAGAAAGATCTAGACCAGCTTGCTCTTGTCCATCGTTATAGATTCCTACCTTATCAGCATCTAAATTTCCACCTATAACTTGCTTAAGAGCTAGGGCTTGAGAAGCACCAGAAGTAGCCGCAACAACAGTACCTGCTGGAATTGAGAAAGTTTTTGCCGTAG